CAGGACGCTCTGCGTCGTCACGTCGTAGTTGATCGTCCCTGTCGCAGCCGTCGCAGAAACAGTCGCAGGTTCTGCAATGTTTGTCGGAACGACCGCGATCTTCGACGTGCTGCCGGTAAACGTCTGGATGCCGGTCCAAGTATTATCGGCAGATAGACTGACGCCAGCCGCAGGCGTCGAGGATACCCACGTCGTTCCGTTAGAGGTCAGCACGTTTCCGTTGGTTCCCGGCGCCACGACCTGAACAGCCGACGTGCCGTTGCCAAGGATAACATTGTTGGCCGTAAGCGACGTTGCGCCAGTGCCACCAGCAGCAACTGGCAATGTTCCAGCAGTCAACGCAGAAGAGGACGTTGAATAAAGAGCGTAATTTGCGGCAGTAAGCGTTGTAAGACCAGTACCTCCATTGGCTACACCCACAGCCGCAGAACCATTGATCGTGCCGTTCAGCGTGATCGTGCCACCAATCGTCAGCGTCTTGCCGGTGCCAACCTGAAGACCAACCGACGTGCCGTTACCGGCCGCATTAAACAGGGCATCAAGCGTGTCGAGGTCAGTGTTGAGCTTGCCGCCCCATGTGTCACGGGACGCGCCGACCTCTGGCTTCGTCAGGTTGAGGTTTGTTGTATAACTGTCGGCCAAGTTAGCCTCCTACTGAACTACCCAAGTTTCGGATGGAACGGTTTGCGGTATCCACGTCGCAGCGGATGAAGACTGGTTCGACCAGATTTCTGTCACTGTGGTTTGAGGTATCCACGTCGCAGTAGATGAAGACTGGTTCGACCAGCTTTCTGACACTACAGTTTCCTTCTCCCACAAATATCGCCCATTGGCCGTCATGTTTGAGGTTATGGCTATAGTCGTGGAAACAGAGAACCTGCGAACCGCAACTGCAACCATATCGCTCTGAACTGTTATCAGTTCTACAGCAGAATAGGTCGCATTTCCAGCAGCGGTTGCGTTAGACGAGACGGATATGGTGACAGAGGCTAAACGCCTCCGCATGGCAGTAAAAGAAGTCCCGCTTGAGCATGGGATCGTCACGTTTCCGAGGATGACGACATAGGGAGATGCCGTCATGTTTGATGATATGGCTATCGTTTCAGACGCGAGGCGTATTGCCCCAGCGGAAGCCGTAGCATTTGACTGTAGTGGGACCAGAACAGCCGCTGTTCTTGTTCTTTGCGCCGCTGCCGTTGCATTTGATGTAATTGAAATGGTTTCAGATACGCCGACGAGCTTTTGAGCCACGGCGGACATATTCGACGCAATGTTGATTGTTTCAGATGCGTTTGTTTTTCTTGTCGGATTTGCCGTTGCATCAGACGCAATAGGAATTAGGACAGATGCCGCAAACTTTTGATTTGCTTTTGCCGTCATATCAGACGACGACGCAATCGTGACTTGCGCTGTTCTTATTCGTTTTGCCGCCGCTGTGGCGTCAGATGTAATCTCTATCAGGCACGCAGCATCTATGGTGACGGAGGTTCCGTATGCCCCGTCACCATAGTCATATGATCCATATGCGCGCCCTAGCGCCATCAGTCGAGTGTGATGTCAATTTCGCCAGTGTTGAACCGCAACACGTCGCCCGTGTCGATGGTCTTGCTGGTCGTCAGGTTGGCGAAAGCGATCAGGTTGCCAGAGGTAGAGGCGTCGAAGATGCCTGCCGCGACAATGGTGCCCCAAGAGCCGGTAGCTTCAGGAAACTCAACGGCAGCGGTATTCGATGCCGTGGTAGGAGAAGTGCCACTGACAGAGAAGGTGGCCGACTGACGCACATATCCGCTGCCAGAAAGCTCAGTGCCGCCGCCAGCTTCACCGGGAGCCACGGTATAAAGCGCAACGTACCAAGACGTCGGACGAGTAGCGGAAGAAGTCGTAAACGTCCACGTCAGGACAAGGTTTTCGCCATAGTTAGTCAAACCAGCCATTAGTAAGCCCTCCGAGTGCGAGCGATAAGCGGCGAGCCGCTGTGCAGTGATTTCTGGCTTTCATCTATCAGCGCCTGAGTGCGCGTCAGATAAATCTGGGCGAAGACCGGGATGCGCTGGTCGTCCATCAGGAACGGTGCAGCATGTGTCAAAGCGCCGTAGAGGTAAACGTCGGGAGCTTTCGTCAGCAACCAGTTCGTCGTGTTCTGATCCGACAACGCCGGGATTTTGGCGTAGTAGATCATCTCGATGTCGATGTCCTCGGCAGGCTCTGGAACGATCTCAATCGCACCGTTCATCAGCGAATAGTAGTGCGGGCCTACATAAAGTTGCTCTTTGTTGACGATATCGGCCTCGTCCAGCGTGATATAGCGCAGCGGCTGCTGACCGCCGACGATGTGGAGGTTGATGGCCTCCAGCCAGTCGGCAGGCAGCTGGACGTACTCGGCGCTAGATGTCGCCTCGGCGCGCACGATCTGCTCACGGCAGCGCAGGCGGGTGTTCATATCAGCCTCTGCAAACTGGATGAACGTCTCGATCTGAGAAGTCAGATCAGCACGGTTCAAGTAGTCCGCGATGGCGGACTTGAGCGTCGAGTAGCTAGTGATGGTCGCCATTAGCTCTTGATCCAATGCGTCCGAAACGGCGCGGCTTCCTCAGAAGCCAGCCATTTTCTGAGTGCTGTCTTGTCGCCAAGAATACCTTTTTTCCGCAGATCAAGATAGACCATCATCGGCAAAGACGCGACCTTCACCATGCCATCTGGAACCTTTTCAGTTCTGCTGATGGAATTGCGTTCTTCCTTCGCAGCCTCGGCAATCGGGTCGATCTCATAGCTGGTTTCAAGCACCAGCTTGTTGTCGGTCGTCAGGTGCATCTTTTGCAGCGTCCCAGTCAGACTGTCATACGAGATGACTTCCGACGAGTTCTGCTTGATGTCGTAGTCAGCCATGGTTCCCCCTAAGAAGGAGGAGCCGGGTTTCCCCGGCTCCCTTTTTCATCACGACGGGATGAGGTTAGCGATAACCGCGTGAGCCTTTTCGCTCTTGATGCGGAGGCCGTATTCCACGACCATTTCCGCCTTCGTGCTGTCGCCCGTGACGGCGAGGTCGAAGGTCTGGAAAGGACGCAGGTACGAAACCGACGCATATTCCGGGTCCAGCACGAAGGCGAAGTTGCCGGGGCTGAAGCGGTTCGGAACAATGGAAACCTCGCCGAAGTCGCCGAGATAGATGTCGGCGGTGGCGATGATCTTCATCGGCTGCGCGGAGGTGTAGTTCATGCGCTGCTGGGCGAGGCCAGCAAACGCAGAAGCGACCGTCTTGTTGTAGGCGTTCACCATGAACACCTTCGGATCGCCGCCCTGCGTCCAGACCTGCTGGATAGCGGTCTTGAGCATGGTCTCAGTCAGCGCCACGTCGGTCGAGGTCGAAAGAGCCGTCCACGCCGTCGAGGGATAGCCGTTGCCAGAAGCGCCAGACATCGAGGAAACGGTCGCGCCGTTCGCCTGCGAGTTGGTGATCAGCCACGTCGGGAGACCAGCGGTCTTGCGAGCCGTGGAGTTGTTGCCCGCCACGCCAGCTTGGTTGCTGGTGAGAATGGCTTCCATGTCGCGCTTCAGTTCCTTCGCAGCCTTGGCCTTCTGATAAGCCATCTGCGAGGTCATGCCAGCGTTGTTCACCTTGTTGTCGGTGTTCGACACGCTGATGACCTTGCGGCTGATCTGCGTGTAGTTGGCGACACGGACAGTCGCGGTGAACTCGGCGTTGCCAGCGTCAGCGCCTTCGATAACAGCGTTGGTCGTGTCAGCCGAAGCCAGCACGTCCGTCTGCCACTCGAAATAGGTGTTTTCGCAGGTGTCACGACCGATGTTCGACATGAACGGCGTGTCGGTGGGCGAAATGTCATAGATGACATTCGAGAGGTCTTCGCGGATGGAATTGACGCCATCGTACGTCGTAACTTTGGAAACGCTCGCCATTTTACTTTCTCCGAGAGTCTAGAAGACTGAAGTAAGCAGCCGCGTCGTTGACGTGGCCGGTTGCTTTGAGACGCTGTTGTACTCGCTGAACTTCGTTACCGCGTACAGGATTTGATGCAGACCCACCACGCATCGGTCGCGGCCCTTCCTGCTTCACAGGCTTCGGGCGGTTCGACTTCAGTGCATCATACCTACGAGCTTTTTCGAGGATGACGACATAGCGAGGATCATAAACCTGTCTCAATTCATCGTTCGTAAAGCCCTGAGTTTCGCCATACGACCGAAGCTGCTTGATCGAGGTTTCCATCTTGCCGGGGTCAGACCATTCCGTGAAAGTCGAAGCAAGATACTTCTGACCTTCCACAATCAGCTGCTGTTTCGTAGCAGCTTCCTGCGCCTGCCGAGCCATTTCGAGACGTTGCTGTTCTTGCTGCACTGCAGCCAGTCTAGCCTGCTTGTCTCTCCATTCGTCACGGAGGATCGGATAGTTGATCGGGTCATCGCGATGGATTTGTTGCCAATTCGGCTCCACTTCGACCTGCGACTGCAGGATCGGGATAACCGAATTGAGAACCTGCTCCATCTGAGCCCGTTCAGTGTCTAACCTTTGCTTCTCCTGTTTAATTGCAACGATGTTACGCGAATAATCGGACTGCCTCTGGTAGCCTTCCAAAGCTTCTTTCAGCGGAACCTGCGTCGTCTTGCCGTCGATTTTGACGGTTACTAGCGTGTTCGGATCAATCGGCTTATCTTTGCCACCTTCGTCGTCCGCGACTGCTTCTGCCTCACCATCATCCTCGGACCCATCGTCAGATGGCGTCCTGTCCTCGTTTGATGGCGTCTCGTCGGCATATTCAGCCGCCGCCTCTGTCTCATCGACTTCGGCATCTGCAGCATCGACTTTGACGGGTTCGGCTTGGGTCTGCTGACCTTCCGAA